CTTGGGGCATATCTTCTTGGCAAATACCGCAACCCGGTCCTTAGGTTTACAGGTGTCTCGTGTGAACTTGCTGCCTTAACATCCGCGCAGTGGAGCACTATCTTTGCCATTGACTTAACTTCAATAGTCACTGTCCAAAAGGACTATTCCACAGGCACACCAACTACAGAATCGCAGACCCTGATCACTTCCGGAATTGAACACAAAATTATTCCAGGGTCTCACATTGTTTCGTACACTTTTGAGAGTACGGACGGAAACCAATACTTCACCCTGAACGATGCCATTTTCGGTACTCTTTCAACTACCAACCTTTTAAGTTTCTAAAGGAGACACAACATGGCAACACCCCCAGACTTCACATCAGGTGCAATCCTGACGGCAGCCCAAATGAACTTAATTGGTTCATGGAAAATGGTTCCGACAAGCGCAACCAATGGCACAGTGGACAGTCAAGGCACAGTGACCTCAACTGGCTCAACAACATCATTCAGCGCCAACGGTTGTTTCACTGGCGACTTCAACTCATACCGGGTAATTTGTCGTGTAGATAACTTTTCCGCATCAGATGACTTCTATTTCAGAGTACGCAGTGGCACAACTGACTTGAGCACTGGCACGCCGTATCTTTGGTCAGCGGTTAAGGGCAACACAGCAGGAACCGTCAACGGCGAAGGAAGCGCAGCAGACTCACGAGTCAAACTTGGTTCGCAGACTGGAAGCGCGTCAAGTCATGCGGTGCTTGACTTTATGAACATTTTTAACACAAAAGAAACTTCTTTCACAGGTCAAAATGTGGGCAACTTTGCAAACATTACCAGTTGGACTATTGGCGGTTATGTGAACAACAGCAACTCATACGATGGCATCACTTTCCTTTCAAACGGAAGCGCAAACATCACAGGACAAATTGATGTTTATGGATACAACTAATGCGAAAAGCCTTGATTCTATTAATGATTTGTGCATCGCTGACGGCTTGCGCAGATCGTACCCGTGTCAACTGTGAACGCGTTAAAAACAAAGCACTCTCGGCAGCAACAATTGCACCGAACGAAATAGGAACAGGAAGATGCCAATGAAATTCCGAGCAAGACTCTCCAACGAAGAAATCAAAGGACGACTCATACTGATTGTCGGACTAGCAATCTCCGTCGCATTCGTCGGCACCGTATTTGTACTTTTGTACGGATTGCTGTTTGTGGTGCAGCCTCTCGAGCAAGCCCCCAATGACGCCGAGGCGTGGAAAATATTGTCTCCGCTAACCCTGACAATGTCAGGGGTCCTGGCAGGCCTACTAGCCTCAAACGGCCTTAAAGGAAACCAAAACGATAAGGACAAAGAATGACTAACCGCCCTTATCCTTATTGGCCATCTTGGGACGGCAAAGCCACGCAACCGGTCACTGCCAAACTGGTTGAATTAACAAAAGCCAGGTGGGGTCTAACCAGTCTTGGGACTTATGCAAATAGACCAATGAGAAACAATGCCGGCTTATCGGTGCACGCGACCGGCTTTGCGGCCGACCTGAAATATAAAGACGAAGCCCAAGCGCGGATTATATGGGACTGGTTCCTGGCCAATTCCAAAGCCCTGGGCTTATGCGAAATGCACTGGTACGCCTACGGAAACTTCGGCGCAGGCTTCAGGTGTTCGCGCGGAGAGGGCAAGGCAGGGGTTAAGATTTTTACCCAGGACGACAACGCCGGCTCCTACCAGGGTTCGCCTAACTGGTTCCATATAGAACTGGCAAAGCAAACCCCTGAACACTTTGAACAGGTCTTCAGAGCGTTGAAATAGGATTCCTGGGAACTGTTTGAGCGGTCCCAGGGTTAGGTGGTGGGTATCTTTGTTTCCATTGGGGTATCCACCACCGCTTTCGTCTTTTGTGTATAGTGACAACCAGCCACTCAAAGGGCATAACAAAGGAAACACATGAACAAGATCATCTTTGACCTACCACTGTTCCGGTCGTCAGACCCGGAAACCTCCCGGCAAGTCAGCCCTATGCGAGTAGGCAGCCACCGCGCCATCCTCATTGCCATCTATGCCGACAGCAATTTGGGCCTAACCGATGAAGAGGCGGCATCTCGAGCATCAGCCCAAGGCCATGAAATAAAGGGTTATTGGAAGCGTTGCAGCGATTTGCGCACACTGGGCCTAATCCAGGACACAGGCACCCGTAGGGCCGTCTCAAGCGGCTCTCAGGCCATTGTGTGTTCAATAACCCAGGACGGCCTGGACGCCGCAAAGGCCCTGTCATGACCGATACACAATTTATATACAGTTTCATAATGGGATGGGTCAGTTGCTGGCTGTTCCTAAAAATGATGGCCAACCGCCCATGACGCAAGAACCAGCCCACTGGGGCTATACCGTTCTACGCTCTAAAGACAAATTAACGATGGTCCAAATCTTCACAGATTTATCCACAGGCCTGATTGAATACACCCAGGTGTGCCAACGCGCACAATCCTGGCATTCATGGGGGCCGCCAACAGAATTGGAAAAGTGCTGAAACTCATCATGGCTTTTATGCTTACTACCGCCTTATTTAACCCAACCCCGGCAAATGCTGCCGCCAACTCCTGCCCTAAATTAGAGCCCTTGTTGGCTCAATACTTCCCGGCAAAGGTTGTACCAGTTATGTCACGGATTGCCTACCGAGAGTCCCGATGCAACCCTGGCAGCCTGTCTGCCGTCCGCAAATCCACAGGACGCCCCGATGTCGGCCTCCTACAGATACAAGGGTCATGGGCTACTGTGACACGGGCAGTCTGTAAGAAACAGGATGTGATCAAAGCCCTTCTCAATGTCCGATGCAACTTAAAAGTTGGCCGGTATTTATACGACAATGGCGGCCTGGGTCATTGGCGAGCCACATCGGGGAAATAATTTGTTAATTGACTTGCCTTGTATGGTTACATGTGGTTACACTGGTTCTATGGAAACAAGCACAACCACTCAAAACCAAACATACGGCATCTATGTCTATATGGCCAAAGCAGCGACATATGACGAATTTGACGGCTTTGGTGACTATGTCAATTACGGCACAAAAAAAGTGTGCGAAGTAGGTGCAACAAGCGAACAAGAAGCATTAAAGATTGCTGGCTTTACCGACAACCATGACCAAATATTTTGGGCCTCGGTAATTGCATAATGCCAAACAAACCAATTACTGCTCAATGTGGCACACGCTCTGCCTACAAAAGGCATTTACGACATGGTGAAATACCCTGTACAAATTGCAAACAAGCACACGCCGAATGGCACAAACAACAAAGGAAACAATGGAAACATCAACCGGCGAACTCATTGCCAAACTAACCAACCTTAGCCACAACCTGGCCCTGGAACTACGGTTTAAGGAATCAAGCCTGATACTGGAAGCAGTGGGCGCGTTACACGCCCTCCCTAACATTGCTGAAACAATCCGGCAACCATGGCATCCGTCTATGAACTTAAGCGGACCATCAAAGGGACTGTCGTACACTTCAAGCGCTTCTCGGGTTGCATCTGATGAGTGAATACACACACAACGACGATGTTGCCGATTTGGTATATGCGCTTGAGCAAGAGGTAATTGTGCTAAAGGAAGCGCTTGCCTATTGCAATGCCGAACTAAACCGTCTTGAAACAGAGTTATCCCGTGGCGTTTAATCTTGACGACTATGAGCCCGTGGCCAGCAGGCTGGACAGGTTCCTGAAGGCACACCCTGATGCTCGTGTCATTACTGATCTAGTGCACTACCTATCCGATGTTGCTGTATTCAAAGCGGAACTGTGGATTGACGGCGAAATTATTGCAACAGGTTGGGCTGAGGAAATCCGTGGCCAAGGAAATGTTAACAAGACTAGCCACCTTGAGAACTGCGAGACTGGCGCAGTCGGGAGAGCATTAGCAAACGCCGGCCTGAGTGGTTCCGATTTTGCCAAGCGCCCAAGTAGGGAAGAGATGGGCAAAGTCCAAAGAATGCAGGGCGAAACGACTATTACCGAGAACAGCAACATGGCAAGCGAAAAGCAACAGAACATGATTAGGGCCGTGTGTAAGTCCATGGGTAAGGTGCCTCCGCACAACCTGCAATCTTTCACAAAGCGCGACGCCTCGGCTTATATTGACAGCCTGAAAAATGGTGAACAGCCAGCGCCTACCTACAACACACCTGAGGAGCCGTTCTAATGGCTGACCTGTTAACGCTTGTTATTATGTGCACCGCGTTATTCATGTGCGGTTTCCTGCTAGGAAAAGACCAATGACACCAATATCAGAAGCGTCATTTATGGCCCAGGTAAAGGCCTTGGCTTACCTGAACCACTGGACTCTGCATCATTCACAGCCATCGCTAACTTCCCGTGGGAAATACATAACGACCGGCAGCCCAGGCTTTCCTGACCTTGTCCTGGCACATGAACAGCGTGGTCTCATATTTGCCGAACTTAAAACAGCCAAAGGCAAGGCAAGTGAAAACCAACTATCGTGGCTACGCATCCTGCACCCACACGCCGAGTGTTACCTGTGGCGTCCATCCGATCTGCAGTTCATCTCCGAAAGGTTGGCATCATGCTGAACCAAGAATCACTCTTCCCGATGCCTCAAGACTGCAACACCAGCGACGACTACTGGACACCCAAATTCTTATTTGACGCCTTAGGCATAATGTTTGATCTAGATGTTGCCTGCCCACCATCCGGGCCTCCACACGGGACTGCTCGAGAGTTCTACACCCAAGAAACCGATGGGTTGGCTAGTGATTGGTTTGGCAATGTATGGATGAACCCACCATTCAGCAAAACCAGCCCATGGATTCATAAGTTCATGGCACACCGCCAGGGCATATGCCTGGTGCCATTCTCCAAATCAGCCTGGGCAAACAAATTGTGGGACGACGCCGAAGGTGCCTTGATGCTGCCTTCTACGCTTAAATTTGACCAGGGCCCTATATTCATGCCTGTTATGTTGGCCGCCTATGGTGACGACAATGTGACCGCGCTACGCAACGCAGGCTTGGGGCGTGTCCGATGATGGTGTTGGCCTGGTATGCCCTGCTAATCTCCATCGGCATTGCCATCCTCCAAGGTGTGCGGCGCGGCTAATAGCCGATACAACTAAATACGACCATGGCCACATAGGGGATTGCACTCTGTTGGTATTCACACTACGGAAGTAGGGTAGATGTGACGCGCCCAACCACCTTAGATGACTAACGTGAATGGCTGTTGGGGCAAGTCGTCATGGCAGCGTTCCCTAACGACACAAAAGGCGTATGGTGTCCACCCTAAACAGTCCGGCTACCAACAACATGCAGTTGTGAAATGTGGGGGGCACAAACCCACGAGACTAACACGCTAATGAGACCAACCGCAGGCCGTAGGCCAAGGGCGGTAGTAACATCACCACAACAAAGGAAACCAATGACCAAACGCAACACACCCGAATTCATGCGCAACCGCCGCATAGTCCTTGAGAACGAACCCACCTGCCACTGGTGCCACAAAGCACCCAGCACCGAAGCCGACCATCTCATTGAGAGTGATCGTGGAGGTTCGGACGACATTGAGAACCTAGTTGGGGCATGCCGCAAGTGCAATGCAACTCGCGGAAACGCCTACCTAAACGCCAAACGAAGCCAACAACAACACTCAAGAGCAGAACACCTAGGACTGGCCAAAACACCCCAAAACCCAACAAAACCACAAAATTTTTTAACAAACCAAATAACCAAGAC